ATGGCAACGGAAGCGCAGCGGCGTGCAACTTCTGCTTACCGTAAAAAATCGGTAAAGCAGCTGACAATTCGGTTTTATCCGAACGATGAAGACGAGATCATGTATACATGGCTCAAAAATCAGGGCAACACAACCGAGTACATCAAGAGCTTGATTCGACAGGACATGAACAACGAACGCGAGCTGCCGTAAGATAACACCAGGTTAATGATTCGATGCAATGCCGTATAAACGCAGAAATGCCCGCACCCCTTAACAGGGTGCGGGCATTTTAGGTTAAATAAGCTCGTTTACTCGTTTCTGGACGGCATCGTAGTTAGCGCCAAGCTTGGCCTTGCGCTCTTCGCCGTCTCCGTACTCGCCGCGAATCACCGCGCGGGCTAAAGCGTCGATGTCAACGGCATTTGCTTTGCCGTTAACGACGGCTTGCACCTCGTCATATCTGTTGCCGAGGATTGCGCGGCGCGTCTCGCCGTTGCCGAAAAGTCCGTTGAGCACATCGGATGCCAGCTCGTCGGCGCTTGCGATAGCTGCACGGTTGATAAGGTTCTGCACCTCCTCGAATCGAGCGCCAAGCTTGGCCTTGCGCTCTTCGCCGTCTCCATACTTGCCGCGCATAACATCGGCGGCAATATCTGCGGCGCTGCCGCTTGGCTCGATAGATTCCACAGGCTGCGCATTGCACGTGCTAGGCTTGGCATAGCGTGCCCATGCGGCGGCATCCATGAAGGCAATATCAAGGTCGAGGTTGCCGCCGTAACCATCGATACGTCCATGAGACGTGTACTGATGCATGACACACGTCTTCCACGCGCCGAAGCCACCAGAGGGAAGCCACGGCGAATCCTGATAACCGGTTACGTTGTCGTTGGCGCACTGGGCAACCCAAAGGGCGTGGTTTTGCGCGATAGCGCCCCAGTCTTCGTCATCGTGCGGGCTTTGAACGACGTTTCGATATGTGTAGAACAGGCATCGAACGCCGGTCAGCTCGTAGATGCGGTCGAGGAACCTTTTAGCGCCGTCGGAGCCGATGCGCCCGCCGTCTTCGTAGTCCAGGATGGGGATTCCCTCGCCGAAATAGTTTTTGCAGTTAGCATAGAAATAATCGGCTTGCTCCACTGGGTCGCAATCACACATGAAGTGATAGAAGCCCCATGGCTTGCCTGCTTGCTTGGCCTTTTGGATGTTGATATCGCAGTAACCGTTGACGTAACTAGTCCCCTGCGTGGCCTTGCAGATTACGAAATCGTAATCAACGGCGTTGATGTCTATATCTTTTTGCCAGTCTGATATGTCGAATCCTCGCATGCTCATATGCATCATCCCCTCACCGCGTCGAATTGCATGAATTCGACGCTTAGAAGCTCATCTTTTGTCCATGTTTTGATTGAATTAGCGCTGTCATCGGGGTCGCGAAGCAAATAGGTGCCGTCGCTGTTAGAACGCCAAATCATCACGACGTGCGAGCCGTAAGAGCGCTCGCCCAGAGCGCCGGAAACGCCCGCGAACACAACCCAGCCGTCATCGACCGCGTTAAGCGCTTCTGCCGTCCCCCAAAACGTATCGCGGGCTTGCAGGTGGTAGGTTTTCGCCAGGTAATCGGAAAACTTAGCCATGTCGTTAACGCGGTCTGTCAGGCAGCTTTCGCCGACGAATGCCGCCAGAAGGTCGGGCGTTATCTCTTTGCTGGTTAGGTAGCTCAAGGCCATTGCCGCAGACGTAAGGCCGCAACCGTATGTGCCTATAGTCTCGTCAGAGTAGGTAACGTTTGCCCATTGAGGGTCTTTCTGCAAAAAGAGCGGCATATAGCCGCTCTTAGCGCTGGTTTTCGCGTTGTCGTATACAGGAAAAGCGGCTATATAACCGTCGCTATAGCCCTGCTTATACGTCTGAGCCGTCGCGTTAACGTCATCGTTGACATGCGAAACCGTCAGACCGAACCAAATGCACATGCCAACGGCGAAGCCAAGCAGAGCGGCAACGGCAAGCCTGAGACTAGCCGCGCTTCGCGGCTTCATCGGCAATCGCCTTCGTAATCTCGTCGGTGTCCGCGTGCTCGAAAATCTTCATGATCGGTGCATCGGCAAGCTCCGGGTAAGCTCGCTTGATATTCTCAAGGATGGAAGCAAACTCCATGCCGATGATGGCGATGCAAACGACGTAGACGGTAACGCCGCCGAAATCAAGCCCTGCGATGTGTGCGCCAAGAATTTCGATGCAGATAGAAAGCAGGATGATGAGCGACAGCGTGGCCTTATGTCCCAAGCCCTGGCGCATCGTCGAAGATTTGAAGTTATGGTTGAAAAGCGACTGGGCGATGCCGGTAACCATGTCGAAAAGCATCATGAGAAGCGCGCCGCCAATCGCCCAGATTTGCGGCTCAGTGAACGTGTAGATAGCTTCCATTATTCCTCCTTCGTGTCTGCATCAAGCAGCTTCTTAACCTCGTCGCGCCAGCGTTCCGGCACGCTGTCAAGCGTTCTCTTGCCAGCCTTCACGGCCTTGTAGTAGATCTTCGCCATTACTGCTCACCGCCTACCAAATCGCCGATTTCGAGCAGCGCCGCGTTGGTGTCCTCAAGCGCTGCGCGAGTGTCCTTAAGCTGTTCAATGAGCTTGTCGATTTGCTCAAGCTCGGTAAGCTCGTCATCCTCGTGAGCGTCCCAAAGCTCGTCGAATGCCGCCGTCACCTTTTCGACTGTCGGAACGCCGACGGCTACGAAATGCAGCTCGTCCGCTCGGTAGAACTCGATTGCCTTTTCGGCATCGGCTCCGTTGTCTGCAACGTCCTTCTCGATGTTTCGGCGAAGCCAAACATCGGCGGTCGCGCCGCCTGGCCGTGCTTCTACCATCACCGCATCAAGCGGCGTTGCGCTGCATGTCGCTACGCTCATGGTTGCCCCTTTCTGCCGCGCTTATGTGTGCGCGGGCTTTCTTGAATACCTTGCTGAAACCGTTGTCGCGCCATACGTCGGCGCAATCTGCATGGCGAAACCAGCCACCGTAGCTTGTTGCCCTACGCGCTCGCTTGAACGTCGGTGAGCGCCTATACCTGCGAAGCGCACGGCAGGCACGCAGGAAGAGAGAGCCGCGAAGCGTGGTGCGGTTCCTGCGCACCGTGTAGCCAACGACATCAACAGGCTCTTCGTCGCTTATGCGGCTTATCTTCCACGGCTTGACGTGCAGGCCGAAGCCCTTGAGCAGGAACCGTTGCAGCTTGCGGGTTGCGCTACGAAGATCGCGCTTGTCGCGCCCGAACAAATAAATGTCATCGGCGTACCAAAGCTGATGCGTCACAAGCGGAACGTTGGCGTTTCGGCGCACCTTGCGCATGTTCTCAACCTCGTGATAGCCGAAAGACAACACAAGCTGCGCCATCCGCAGGCTGAAATAGCTCCCGATTTCCAGCCCGCCGCCGTAGGTAGCGAGCAGCGATTCGGCGATATAGAGCACGTCGGGGCTTCGCACGTAGCGGCGAAGCAGCATCATCACCACGTCTGCCTTTATGGACGGATAGCACTTGCGAACGTCCATATGCACGTAGTAGCCGCCTTCCTGCGACCACCTGCGCACGGCGTGCGCGGCCATGAGCTGCCCTTTGCCGGGGACGCTCGAAACCTGCCAGAAGCCCACTTTGGCATCGATCAGGCGCGACATGGCGGTAACGGCCACGTAGTCGCAAACCTGCTGTTTGACGCTTTCAACGCCGATGATGCGCAGCTTGCCGTTGGTCGGCTCGCGGTGCCGGTATCGCTTTATCGGGCGGAACGTGAGCGAGCGGGTTTCGACCTCGCGCACGATCTCCTGAATCAGCGCCGAAGCGCTGCCGTGTTCCTGCTGAACGCGCCAGGCGTTCTTTTTGCCCGCCTTGGAATCAAGCCAGGATTCGTAGGCGGAAATGACAAGGGCTTCGTCCACGCGAAGCCCTTTGCAATAGCTCTTCAATTTTTTGACCTTATAACTCTCTGGATGTCGTGCGAGCGGTCGCGTTTCCGTTACTAGCCCGCTGGTCTTAAGACTGATTTCACTTCGTTAAGCCAGGCTGCCCCCGCTCGCCACCAGCGGCGGCGGGTAGTCGCGGCGGAAATAGATATAGATAGCTGGTTGTTTGAGATAAATCACCCAGGTAGGCGCGAGCCGATGTTCCACCAAGCATTGCCGGTGCCGTTGTTGCCGTTGACGTACCAAAGGCCAGCATTGCCCCTGTTCCTCAAGTTGCCGAGGGAAAGCCAAGAACATGACAGCCCACGCGCCGCGAATCCCTGCTTGTTTTTACAAAGGGGACAAGTCCCCTCGCGGCTTACGCCGCTTCACCCCTGGAGCGACCATTTGCAGAGCGGCGCGAGCCGATGTACCACCAAGCAATGCCGGTGCCGGAGTTGCCGTAGACGTACCAAAGGCCAGCATTGCCCCTGTTCCCCAAGTTGCCGAGGGAAAGCCACTCTCGCAGGCCGGTAACGGTGTCGGCAACCTTATAGTTGCCGTCGCAGATGCCCACCGACGTTGAAGCGCCGGTGCCTTGCTGCATCATAAGTCCGTTGACGGTCTTGCAATAAAGGCCGTAGTTCCAGCCTTCGGTTGCGGGGCCGGGGAAAGCGCCGCAGGAAAGAGCGCCAGACGCAAGAGCACCGCTCTTCTCGTTCTTGGTGTCTGGGTTGACCCAAACGGCGGTGCCGCTTCCCGTGTACTGGACAAGCACGTTTTGCAGAACCTCGTACATGCCCAAGCCAAGCTCGATGCCCTGCACAACGAACGGCTCTCGACCGCTGGTGCAGCTCGTCGGCGAACCGTCGCCCTCCACCATGTCGCAAGCGCCGGTGTTCCACGGCGCGGTAGACAGGTAATAGGTAGTCTCGACGTTGAACGGCTTTGCAACATCGAAGTAGAGCGCCGTGTTGGAATCGTCAACGGCAACCTTCTTGAGCACCTTAGCGCCGTTGAAGATGTCATAGTTGTAGCCGGTGCCACGGTCGGTGCTGGTGCCGGTATGCGTGCCGAACATCATTGCGGAGCCAACGGGAATGGCATCAGCTGTTGCATTTTTCACGACAACGCGCGTGGTATTCGTCTCGGCAAGCGTCGGGTTGACCTGCTCGGTGTGGCCGGTGCAGCCAGCAAAGACGCTCTGGCTGTTCTTTGTCGCGTACTTGAGCAGAAACATCGCCTTGACGTACCAATCATCGGCAGCGACCTTGAGCGCATCGCCGGTCGTGGCCGTCTTCATAAGGTTGATGCCCGAATCGTGGCTGATGCTCATGGTCTTGACGGTTGCGCCGCTCACGCTTCGCGGCTTGCCGTCGGCATCGACAGAAAGCGCGTACTTGGCATAGAGCATATAAGGGCGCTTAGCGCCGTTCGGCAGGTACGCGGCGGGCTGCGCCTTCATGCCCTGGTTCTGCGTGTCCGAAACGGTGAGGTTGACGGCATCGTCAGTCTCGGTTTCGAGCGTGTAGAGAACGGGTGTCATGATCCACGTATCGTCCTTGCGCGAAAAGCGCCCGTCACCGTCGATAGCCGTTACGTAGGGCGTGCCGTCAGCGTCAACGCCGCCGTTCACCTCGAAGAAGACGAAAGCGCCGTGGTTGACGTAAGGGTCGATTGCGGCGCGACCGATTACGCCGGGTTTCGGGTTGGCGATTCCCGCGTTTGCTCCCGTCTTGGTGCAGGCCGTGGCGTTGCCCTTCGGGATGCTCACGCCGTAGTTCTTGCCGTCGCGCATCTTCGCGAGCCAGGCGGCAAGCGAAGCGTTGGTGTAGCGGCCTGTTTCGGCATCGAAAATCGGCACCGTTGACGCGCCCATGCTCTCAAGCGCGACGGCCACGCGCTCAAGCGTCTCATGGTCTGCGATGTGGGTTTTTGCCATGCTTAATCCTCCGTATCGACTAGAGAGATGTAATCCGTATCGCCCACGGTGTCGTAGGCCAGATAGATGCGCTTGTCGGGGCTGATGGAGCCGCGCGCCTCCTCAGCCGCCTTGAGGGCTTCCGTTTTCGCATCGTTAGCGCCTTGCGCTGCGGTGTCGGCCTTTTCCGCCGACGTATTGGCCTTGCCTGCGGCGGCGGCTGCCTTTTCGGCCGCCGTGCTGGCATCGCCTGCGGCGGCGTTTGCTTTGCCGGTTGCAGCGCTGGCTTCGCGTGCGGCGGCGTTGGCTTTGCCGGTTGCCGTATCCGCTTTCGCTGCCGCCGTGTTCGCTTTTGAAACAGCGCCGTTTGCCGCCGTAACAGCCGCTTCGACGCTCTTTGCCGCCGTTTCTCCGCGCTTGATAAGGTCATCAATCGCGTTGTCCCACGACTGAGCGGGCTGCTGACCGTCTTTTGCGCTGCGCAGGATGTCCAGGGCGAAGCGCTCCGTTTGCGCCAGGAAATCGCCCTTTACAATCTCAAAATAGGCTTCGTCGGTGTAGCCAGGCACGCTTGCGAGCTTCGATTCGTCGCAAACATAGGTGATCGTGTTTCCGTTGACCGAAGCGCTGCCACGGTAGTAGTGGATTCGGTCTGGCAATCGGGCAACCAAAAAGGCGCTGTATCCCGACAACGCCAGCTCGCCGCCGTTGTCGTAGATAAGCGCCTTGATGGTAGTTCCTCCGCCCTCTCCCTGGGCGATGCTGATGCAGTTGTTGCCGCATCCTCGCTTGTTAACGTCAAGCTCGATTGTCTGCACGTTCATTAGGCATCGCCGCCGTCAGATTCGAGCGTCTTGAGGTTGGCAAGCGCCGTCATAAACCGCTCGATTGGGTCTTTCTGCTCGCTTGCCGCATCGCTTGTGGCAAGCGTGGCAACAGACGGGTTGACGATTTCGGCAAGCGCGGCGAAGCACTCCACGGTAGCGGCGGTGCGCTTATCGACGTAACTTGGCGCAACGATCTTGATGCCGTTGATGTACGGCTGCGGCTCCTTCACGTCGGCGGCATCCACAATCACGCGCTTTCCGTCGCTGTACTCGGCAATAATCACCATGCCGTTATCTTGAGCCTGCTGTAAAACGTCAGGGCTGAAATCATTGATATACCCCTCGACGTTGCCGATTGGGTCATGAACCAGGTAAGCGACGATCACGCTTGCCGTTGGGTTAACTGCTGTATCCTCGGCCATGTTTCCTCCTTAGCTAGAAACCTCTCGTGCAAAGTCCGTTGATGAACGGCATGTAGAACGATTTCAACGTGTAGATGTCCCAACCCTCGCCGGGGTTGTGGTCAAAGCCAGCTAGCCACAAAGTGCCGGTACCGGCAGTGGTTGAGGTAACCGACGTGCTGGAAGATTTCGCGACGGACATTTGCGGCGCTGACATGCGTATGATTCCCTCGGCCTGCAACTGCAAGCCATACGAGAGAGCGCCGGTGTTGATGTCGCGAACCGACGTGCTGTAGTCGATGAATCCGACGCTTCGCGTGCTGCTGTTATCGGTTCTGTATCCCCGCATCTGGCCAGAGCTGTTCAACATCGTGTAATAGTTCGTATAACCGCACTTGAACGTTCCGTTGGCCGTCATATAGTTGGCGGTCATGTAGTTGGTCGTTAGCTCGCCGCTCGTCAGGTTCCATTTGTTCCGACCTGCCTTGTCGGATATGATGCCGGTTGACATGTACGTTGCGTTTATATATAGCAGGCCGTTAGACAGGTAAACGCCCTGCGTCCTTCCGTTGTTCGTGAGACGGTTGAAAACCTTCTGCTGCGTCAGATTGTCATCATACGTATCGAGCAGACCTTGCGCCGTTGCCTTGGCGTTCGACTGCTCGATCATGCTTTTTGCCGTGCGCACGGTCGAACGGTACGTGTTGACAGTGCTTGAATACGTCGAAAAAGCCGATTTGTATTCAATCATCGCCGCATCGAGCTCGGCCTTATCTGCGCAAGCCGTTACCTTGCTTATCGCAGCTTTGAGGTTGTCATAAGCTCCATTCGTTCCAAAAGCGGCATCGTAGCGCGGAGTTAGAACGCTTGTCTTGTATTGCGGCAATAGAGCTGTGTTGCTTTTTAGCTGCGAATACTCGGTCGAAAGCTCGGATTGCTCCTTCTCGATGGTCTGCAAAATCTTGTTGACCGCCGCTTTCTCGGCTGCGGTCACAACGCCATCTTTCGCCAAATCGTCAACTGTGCCGTCAAGGTCGGTGAGCGAGCCTTGCAACTCTCCAAGCTTGGTATCCGTCTCGCCAAGCGAATCCTTGAGCTTGTCGATAGATTCGTTCGACTTCTTAAGCTCGTCCCCAACGTCCTTGATGTCCGTTTTGTTCTGCTCGCTGCGTTTGCTCAGGTCTTCTATAACGCCATCGACCGTCAAGCCGCCATCGCCGTACTTAGCGCCTGGCGAAAGCTGGAATTCTCCCGTTTCCAAATCCCAGTAGTTGGCTCCTACCTCGTCGGTGAGCAAGCCCGCACGGATGCGGTCTGCCCGCATCGTGCCAGCGTTGATGCAATCGGCGCTCACCTGAGCGCCGGTGATGAACGTGCGCCAATTCCATTGGCCGTCGCTTGTAAGCGACGCGGCAAGGCGAATGCCCATGCCGTTGATATTGACAGCCCACATGTCGGACGTTGCGTTGAGCGGAACGCCGGTTTCGGCATCCAGCGGAACGTTGGAGTAGATAACGCCAAGCTCGAACGTCTCGACCTTATACGTGCCGACGGCGTTGAAAGCCTTGTTAAGAGCCGCCATGAGCTGGTTGAGCCACGAGATGGACGTTCCAGCCACAGCATCGTAGTTAGCCCGCTGGTCGCTGCCTTTCTTTAGCTGCTGGGCCATAGCTTGGAAGATGTCGGCCAGGTCGTCGGTGAGGTTGCCGAACGTCACCGTGGCGTCTCCGGTAACCAGGTCGCGGGAAAGCTTTGAAACGCGCCCTTTTAGGCGGATGCCGGTATCGGAAAAGCCCTTGTCGATGATCGCCACGCAATCCCCGACGGCCACGCCCTCCCAGCTTCTCCCGAAAGCGAAAAGATCAAGCACGCTCGCTTCGTATGACACGGTGGGCGTTTTGACTGTCTCAAGGTAATCGCGCGTCTCGGCTAGCAGCTGCGCCGCATCCTCGCACTGCTCGTTAACGTATACGTCAACCGCAGGCGCGATGCCGCCGCTTCCGTCTGGATGCCCCCAGACCTCGGTAGCTGATGCATCCTCAACGTAATCCTTGCCGCCGTTGATTTCTCCGAACGTCAAACGGCGGCCATAGCCGCCGGTATCCGTCTCAACGCCCTTGCCGTAGCCATAAACCCTCGTCTTAGGGTTCGCGCTGCCGGTCTTGCGCTTGATGCTAATCAAGTCTTTAGTCCACGTGAAGCGCTTGGGGCTTTGCTGGTTTCCGCGCGTGGCCACCACGCGCACGTAGCGATGCGTTACCTGCACGCCGTCCGTCTCGATGACGGTTTCCAGCTCTCCGCCCCAGGTTTCCAGAAGGTCGCTCAAGCCCTCGCGAACGCTGATGTGGTAGAAGGTGTGCGAAGCGCTGCCGGGTTGGTCGCAGTTGCCGACTTCCCAGCGCGTGCCAGCGAGGATTGACGCAAGCGCAACGGCAACGCTGCCGGAAGGTCGCTTGTCCTCAATGTAATCGTCCCACGTCTCGTTGATGGAGTTGATGCACGTTACGCTGGTATACGGCTTGCCGCCGTCATCGTGCAGGCGCTCGATTTCATCAACGATGTGCTCATGCACAACACCTTGGCGGTCAACCCAAACAAGGCGCTCGCCCTTGGTCAAATCCTCGTCGCACGTGATCTTAAGCTCGTCGGTGCCGTCGGTAGCTTCCTCATGGGTCGCGGCGGTGTAGGTGAGCCGCCCAAGGTTAACGCCCCAGCGCGTGAAGCGGGTGAAGTTGACCTTGTTGATTAAAGCCATCTTTCCTCCCATTCCAAAAGCGCTGTGCCGCTAGAAATCTTGATGTGCGCACGGTCTTTGACTGTGAAAAAGTCGCTCATGATATTGAGCTGTGCGACGGAACCGTTAACCGTGACATGCTCTTTGTCGAAGTCCATTCGAACAACGCTAGAAGCCGTCAAAGGCTGCACCACCTCGACGAACTCCGCCGTGTCGGTGTTGGTGATGCGCCAAGAGCTGCAAGCTCCAGGCTTCGCCGTAAGCGTTAGCGCCGCAGGCAACGTGCCGCCGACGGCGAACGATGCCGCGCCGCTTACATCCATACGGCGGTGCTGGCCGTAATAGTCGGGGTCGCCGACGTGAAACGTCACGGTTGCCTTCGGGCAATCGTCGGTAATCTCATTGAGGTCTGTAGAGCCGCTGACAATCGCCATGAGGTAGCGCGTCGGGTCATCGGGCAGGTAAAGCGGCGCTGGCTCGTCAGACCAGAGCAGCGCCGCCAGATCGTGCCGCACCTTCTCCACCTCGCGGCGGTGCTCAGCGCGAAGCGTCATATCAACCTGCAAGTCATACCCAGAGCGCTTGGCGCGCTTGAAATACTCGCCGCTGCGTCCGGGCGCGTCCTCGAACTCAGCCGTAACGCTCGCCATTATCGGGCGGCGTATACGGCACGAGACAAGCGAAGACAGGTCGTGCCCGTTGAAGATGATTGAATCGCGCTGGTTGCGCTTTCTTTTAAGCTCCAACGGGCACCCCCTTCTGCTTAAGCTTGCTGGCAATGCCAGCTCCGATTTGCTGACCGGCAGTGTAAGCGTCCACCTTATCTGCAATGGTCGCGTTGACGGTAACTGCCACCTGAGCGGCAGCGCCGCCAAAACCTCGGTAAAGGTTCATCGCACGCGCGATGCCAGCTTCCACGCTCTCCTGAACGCTGGTGCGCAGCTTGGCATCGGGCGCGACGTGCTCAAGTCCGGCTTCGCCAACGCCGATGATTGACGGCTTGTCGAACGACGCGCCCTTTGCGTACCAATTGACGCTGATTGACGGCAGTTTCACAACGCCGCCGATGTCGCGCCAGTTGACGTTGAAGTGCGGCATATTGATGTGTGGCAAACTGATTCGAATACCGCTGAAAGCATTTTGAATCTTGCCGGGAATGCCGCTGATGAAGTTCCAAGCATCGTTAATCGGGCTGGTTATGCTGTTCCTGATGTTGCCGAAGACGTTAGCGACGGTGCTACCCAAGCCGGGGAAGCCCAGCTTTTCGTCAATCGCGTTGCCAGCGTTTATCGCGTTGGCCTGCGCGTTTGACATCTTCGTTTGGATGTTGTCCTTGATAGCGTTGAAGGCCGTTGCCGCCTGCTGCTTCGCGCCGTCCCAATCTCCGTTGAGCGCGGATTTCAGAGCGGAAGAAGAAGCGGAGGCCACGGCTTGGCCTGTTTGCATGTCGTTTTGAATGGTGTCCTTGATGCCGCCGAAGTACGTTGCCGCCCCGTCTTGCAAAGACTGCCATTTTTCGGAAGCATCGCTTTTCAGCTGCTCCCATTTTTCGGACGCTCCCTGGGCAATTTCCGAAGCCTTCGATGTCACGGCTTCCTTTGCCCCCTCAATCTTCTCGGAGATGATGGACTTCACGCCTTCCCACTTCTCGGAAGCCCCGTCCTTGATTTCCTGCCACTTGTTGGAGCAATCGGACTTGAAGCCTTCCCACTTCTCGGAAGCCTGAGTTGTGAAATCCTGGATTCCGCCGGTCACGGTAGACCAGATGCCGCCGAAGAAGTCGGCAGCGCCGCCGAAGAAATCGCACACGCCTTGCCATGCGTTTTGAACGCCTGTGCAGAAGCCTTCCCAAGCTTGCTTTCCCTCGTCGGTCGTGGTGACCCACGTGACGATAGCCCCGACGATCGTAGCGATAAGACCAACGACAACCATTATCGGGTTTGCGGAAAGAACCGCGCTGAACGCCTTGAAGCCCTTCGATGCCGTCTTAAGGCCGTATGCGAAAGCAGGCAGGCCGCTAACGACTTTGCCAACGCCGGTTGCAACAACGCCGAAAGCGATACCACCTTCAACGAGCTTCGCCGCAAGCTCCTTTTGCTCGGGCGTTAGGCTCTTGATCCACGTGCCGAAGCTCTTGACCGCGCCCGCCGCATCCTCGACAACCGGCGCGAACTGCTCGCCGATGTCGGCACCGGCGAGGGTGATTTCCTTGATAGCGCCCTTCATCTTGTCAGACGCGGTGGTAGTCTCGTCCTTAAGTCCCTGCACGAACCCTGCGGCATCGTCCATCGAGCCGCCAAGGTTGCTCATGTTGATTCGCCCGGATTCGGCAGCGTCGATGAACGACGTTGCCGCCTTGCTGCCGAAGAGGTCGAAAGCCTTCGCGGTAGCTTCGGACTGCTTGGCCGGGTCTTGGAGGTCTTGAACCAACCCGTTGAGCATATCGCCCATGTCGGTTCCCTCTTTGGCGCAATTGGCAGCAGCCTTCTTAAGGCCGGTAAGCATGCCATCGACCGGAACGCCTGCGGCTTCGAAATTGCCCATCAGGGTAATGGAATCTTGCAGGCTCAAGCCCATTTCGCGGAACGTCGCGCCGTTGGTGTTAACGCCGTTAGTGAGGGCATCGACGCTAACGCCGGTAGCGGTGGAAACACTTGCGATGTGGTCAAGCAGGTTTCCCGTCTCGCTCTGGTCAACGTTCCATGCCTTCATGGACATCGCCACGTTCTCAACGGACTTCGAAACGTCGGAATCGGTCACCTTGGCAAACTTGAGGAACTTGGTAGATATATCGTCAAGCTCGTCACCGGTCACCTGGAAATGCGTGTTAACATCGCCGACGGCTTGGCCTACGGTGTTGAAGTCTCCCGGCGCTTGCGCGGCAACGCTCTTGACGCTGCGGCGGATTTCCTCGGCCGCATCGCCGATCGCGCCAGCTCCCTTGATGGCGATGTTCTCGCCCTCCTCAAGCTGGCCGAAAGCGCCGTATGCCGCCGTGGCGATGCCGCCGAACGTCGCGGTTGCCTTGGTGCCTACGCTGCTGATTTTCCCGCCGACGGCCTGGAACTTGTCAGCATTGCCTTCGATGGTCTGCCCAAGCTGGTAAAGCTTTCCCTTGCTCGCTTCGGCTTCGGTCGCAGTCTCCTTGAGCTGCTTGCCGTAGCTCTCCAAATCCTTCTCGCAAGCCATGATGGAACGTTGCAGCTGCTCGTATTGACGCTGCTCGGTCTCGGTCAGCTGCGCGCCGCTCTGCTTCTTGGCGTCAAGCTCGGCAAGAGCAGCCTTATAGGCCGAAAGCCGGTCTTTCGTCTCGTTGTAAGCCTTATTGAGCGAACGTACTTTCTGCTCTAAAAGCTCGGTGTTGCCAGGATTGAACTTGAGCGACTTGTTTATGTCCTTGAGGTCGCTTTGCGTGGCCTTCGATTCGGTCTGAATCTTCTTGAGCGCAGATTGGAGCTGCGTCGTATCGCCGCCGAACTTGATCGTCAAGCCCTTGTAGCTTACGGCCATGCCGTCACCTCCCTATGTTGTCAAAGTGCGCGATAAGCGCATCAATTTGCGCACCGCGAAAGGTGCGCAAACGTGCTGCGTTTACCCGAAGAAGAAAGCTTCGCCGTCCGATGCGGCCTTGTCCTCGTCCGCATACGCCACGGCATCGTTAACGAAGTCGTGCAGCTCCATAACGTGCATGACCTGCTCATACGTCAGGCATTGCAAATCCGAAATCGTCAGGCCGCATTGCTGCGCGTTGTAGATATACAACGCTCCTGCATCGTCCTTAAGCTCCTGCGGCAGCTCCGGCATCGGCGTTTTCGGCGGGCGCGGGTGCCACTTGCGTGGCGCTGCGAAAGTAGTTGGCCTGAATCAGCTCCCACACCTTGTTAGACCAGCTTTCATCTGCCGACAGGTCGAAAGCCTGTTCAGGCAGCGTGCCAAGCCAAACGCTGAAACCTGAAACGTTCTTGTCGGCGGTCTTGCAGAAAGCCCAGAAGAACTGAGCCATTGAGAGGAACGGCGGAACCTCGTTGGTTTCGATGCCGTCCATAATCTCGGAAAGGCCGTCGTTGATGTCCTTCGCGCGTGTGTGGCCGTTCTCCTTCATGTAGCGGAACTCGCCGTTGTAGATGATCGGCGTGAAAGCCGTGACGGCAACGGGGAACTCCTTCTCGCCAATCTTGATGATGTCCGCCATGATTACTCAGCCGCCCCGAACACCGTAGACGCGTCAAGCTCGGCGGGCTTAAGGTCAACCTTGACCTTCTCGAAGAACTTATCCCAGTCTGAATTGTCGCTGTATGCGTCGTAATGGCATCCGCGCCAGCCGGTCGGCAGCGTGACGGGCTTCCACTCGAAGTCGATGTCAAGCTGCGTGATGTCGGGCTTGTCTTCAAGGGTCTTAGCGTCCATGGAGGGCTTGGAAGCCTTGCACATGAGATAGCAGCGACGCTTGCCGGTGGTCTTGCCGCTCTGCTGGCACATGAGCGCAAAAGGCATCGGGTCTTTGTCTGCCGTACCCAGGATGTGCCCTGCTTCGTCGATGTCGTAGCCGGAAATCAGCGCAAGCATCTTTCGAAGCTCGGGCGTGGACTCCATGTCGCGAACGGACATGGTGCCGTTGCCGCCGTTGTCGTGGTTGTCATCAATCCAGATTTCATCGTCGGCATAAGCCTTTGCGTTCTGGACGCTCGGCGTTGCCTTAATCTCCACCGTGCCGGGGACGTGGTAGGGCTTGAGGAACTTCAAAGCCGCTTCGTCCGGGCAAAGCGCCAGGTGCAGGTTCTTCACGCCGAAAAATCCGTTTCGTGGCATATCTCTTCCTTTCAATCCTCGGTAACGTCGATCTCGTAAGCCGTCTCAATAAGCTCGTCGTTATCGAGCTGCGTTACCGTTTTCGTATAGTTGAACTCGGCGGCATCAAGAGCCGCTTCAAATCGCTTCTCAAGCTCGTAATCGCGCTCGCGCACGTAAAGCGCCACATCGTAGGGCATCCAGCGAAGCCACCCCACGTTGTCTGCGCTCGCGCTTTCGCCATAGCCCGCTTCAATGTCGATGTACGGCGGCGCGGGATACTCGCCGTCGCGAAATCCGCCGTTCGCCCACGGCAGGCCGAAAGCGTCAAGCAGCTTCGCCAAATCTCGGATGCTATTCACTCGTTGCCCCCTGCGAAAACTCGGCGGCAACCTCTTCATAAACGCCCTGGATTATGTGGTCACCGGCAACGGTGCCCGGATAGCTGCCGTATTGGTTCTTGATCGCATGCCCCTTTTCGAGCAGGTGCGTAAGCTGGCCTTGCTTGTTGTACACGGTGCAGCTCGTGCCGGTTTCGTCCGTCTCGACGGTGCTAGCCCATGCCTTCGCGTAGCTGCCGCCGTGGCGCTTCTTCTTTCGGCTTCGCTGTTTGAGCAGCCGCGTTGCCTTTTGGCCTGCGGCCTTCACGTTGCCTTCAAGGGTCTTGGTGTCCTCGTCGATTACCTCTTGCATGCTGTTGACGATGATTTCATCAAGATCGTCGATGTTGATTACGTCGCTCACCGGTTGCCTACTTTCTCGACGAGTGTTAGGCGCACGTCATCGACGTTCGCCAGAACCGCCGAATCGACGGCGTAGCGGATGCCGTTGAACTCGCAGAGCTTTTCGCCGCTGTAAGCGCAATCGCGCACCGTGATTACGGCCTGCGGCTTAACGCCAGCCTGCGCGGCGGCGTAATAGGCCGTCTGGCTTATGCCGTACACATTGCACGGCACGCGGCGGCACCGTTCCTTTTTGTGCGAAACTCCCAACTCGTCGCGCTCGGAAACGGTCGCAATCAGCGTGCAAACGCCAGCCCACCCGCTCATGCCGCATCACCGCCGTTGTAAGCGGAATCGCCGCTCATGCTGGTGAGCATGGTTTCGAACGAACGCATGAACTTTTCAGCGTCGGGATTGTCCATGCCGAAATTGGCCTTTACATAAACCTTGATTGCTAGCCGAACGCGCCCGTCCGAATCGTCATGCGCCTTATCTTCAGAAACGCCGCCCGCCACCAGCTCGGCGCGGGCGGCTTCGATTACGTCAGAAATCTCTTCGTCGTAATCGTTGACGAAAGCGGGGATGCGCAGCGCGGCGCGGCACGCATCCAAAATCTTGCTCTTGGCTTCTTCGGCCATGCCGCGCCACCTCCTTAAGCGGTCTTGACGGTGAGCTGCGAAAACGCCTGCGGAACAGCAAGGCCGCCGTCGTACAGCACATAGCCGTCATAGCATCGCTTCTGCGTGCGCTGCTGGATGTACGGGGTAACGTCAACGCCGTCGAAGATGTTTCCACGGAAAAGGTCGGGGAATCCAGCCTTGATAACTCCATCGGCGATGGAATCGTCTTTCTTGACCCACTTGCCGAACATTCGACCCTGCACCGTCGGGTCATCGGTCGCTTCGCTCACGAAGTAGGAGCGACCGGTAGCGTCCTCGATGGCCGCAAGCTGGTTCCAGATCGTGTTGTTGTTAGCGTAGATAAACGCGCCCTTCGGAGCGGGGTTGCCGAATGTCATGAGCAGGGACAGCAGCTTGAGAATGTCGGCCTTGGCGATGACGTTCGCCTTTGCTGTCTGAATCTTATTAGCCGTAGCCATACCAAGCTCAGCAGAATCAAGATTGGCATGAACCTTCGCATTGCAGGCAACGGAAAGTCGTGCGGAAATCTCGCTGATAAGATACTTTTCAAATCCAGTGAGAGACTGCGTTGCCATCTTGCGCGACATCTCAACAGTCTTCTTAATCTCATCGCCAGTAAGAGTGATGTGGTCAAATTCGTTCTCTTCGATGTCGGTAGGTGCCGCGCCCTCGGCGGTTTCCGCAGCATCGCCCTTTTTGATGCTCTTATGACGGACAAGCTCGAATTGTCCAGCCATGTTATAGCGCGTCACGTCACTAAACAGGACAGCAGAATTGTCAATAAGCGAGATGATTTCCTGTTGAACAGATACGGGAACGACATCAGCTGTGTTAGACGTGGTGATAGTGAATTCCGCTCGCTGCTCAAGAGCGTGACGCATCGCCGCACGCTCAGCATCGGTAAGAGCATTGCCGCCGAAAAGTTGCACGTTAGAGCGTTCAGCCATGTTCTTTACCCAGGCGCGGCGCTCCGCCTGGTCGTAATCGGTCACGTCGTAGGCAGCGCCGGAAACGCTAGCAACGTTGGCGGAACGCGCCAGCGGGACGGAATCGATGCGCTGGGCGCGGCCAGCGTCGATTGCGGCGCGAGCGTTGACAACGGCGGCGGCGCGGGTCTGCGCCGCATGCTCGTCAGCGGCGCGGCGCTGGCTGATCTCGTCGGTCAGCTCGGCCATGCGGGCTGCATCCTCTTCCGTCGGCTCGGTGCCGTCGGAATACTGGTCGATAAGGGCTTGCAGCTCGGCGATAAGATCTTCGAGTGTCATAACTAGTTACCTTTCTTCGCGTTAGTAATTGCCAGGCACGCTTTAGCGCGAAGCAAAGCGGCCTTCCTGCGCGCAAGCTCCTTGCGCGACTGCTCAATCACTCCGTCAAGCAGGTTTCTTGCACTTATTTCGGTGTTCGGGTCGGCTGGCAAGCTGACTGCGGACACGTCATAAATCTTCTTGACCCTTGTAATCGTCGTGGTGTGCGAATCGCGGTCATACTCGGATGCGCCGACGGTGAAAGCCCACGACATGCGAGTAACAAGCCCGTTATCGATTTCCTCGAAGCGCTTTCGCGCCGAATCGGACTTAGACAGGTCGGCGGCGATGAACAAGCCGTGCTCGTCAGGCTCGACGATTAGGGTTCCGTTCGACATACGCGCGAGAACATCCCCGCAATGGTCGAACTGCATGATCACGTCGCTCATATCGGTTTCAACGAAAGCATCAGGGCTGATGATTTCGCGATACTCGGTTCCGTCCCACGGGTCTTGCCACAAAACGTAAGGGTCATTGAACGTCGAAGCGTAGCCCTCGACGTAGTAATCGGATTCGATGCGCTTTTCGCGCTCGCTGTCGGTCGGAAGACTTCGTAGCACCACCTGCATTGCGCGGTATTGCCGCTCATTCGGTTTGGCTGGCATCTTCACCCTCCTTTTTCTTGCCGTCGATTGCGGCAATGTTCGCGTTGGTCTCGGCAGCAGCCGCCGCCTGCTCCGATGTGTGCTGGCTGATTAAATCCAGGTCGATATACTCACCGCGTATCACGTGACGTTCGCCGCCTGGGTAGCTCGGCGATTGGAAGACCTCTGCAACCTGATTGCCGCACCAAATCCCACGGTCGAAAAGCGCCGTGGATACGTTGAGCTTCGTTTGATTGCTCGCGAACTCAAGGCGGTTGGCCGAAAACATAATCGAGTTGCCGTGGGCAATCTCGTTCGGCGTGAACGTCATCGCCGTGAGCACATAGCCAAGCTGCACGGCGAAGACCTCTGTTCGCCCCTCATAGAAAGCGTTGTACGTGTCCTCGTCGGCCTTGTTCATCACTATGTCTTCGTTGGAGCCGAAGAAGCGATAGGCCGCTTTCTCGATGCGCTCCATCTGCGCGGCATCGACCGTGTAGCTTTGCGGCGCGATCTGCTTGACTTCTTGATATTTATTGTCGTAAACGACGATTCCGCCAGCATTAGACGCGCCAAGCTGCTCGTTGAAGGCTTCTGCCGATTTCCTCGTATCTTCCGGATTTCGGTTTTGCGAAAGCTTGCCGATGAATCGCACCGCCGCGCCCTGTTCGATAGCCGTTTTCTCGGCTTCCTCCTGAGCATGAATCAAATCAAGCGTGGGATTGAGCACGTTGGTTCCATCGCCGAACAAATCGCTCTTGAACTGGTGCCGCGTCATAACGCCGATGCGCGACCACTCAATCAAGGTCTTATCACCGCCAGGGAATCGAAGCTCAAGCCACAAAGCGCCGTCAACGTCGTAGGCTTCGCACTGGCTCGGCAGCACGGGATAGTAGCCAACGGACGTGATGCCGTCCCCGCCATCGACCGGGACGATCAAGCACGTGTCGCAAACGTCAAGCATCGTCGATATGCGGTGCAGAAATTGCGGCGTTGTCATCCACGGGTTCGGTTGCCACTGCAAAGAACGCGTCCATTGCGGTTGCGCCGTGCCTGAAATCTCAGGCCGCAGCTTCGAAGCGTGGTCGGCGTTTCGCTCGATGATTGAGCGTGTAAGCTCAGCTTCGTAGATGCCGCCAGACCACGACGTGAAGCGCGGCGCGTAGGCCGTGAACGTCTGAAAGTAGCCATCGACGGCCTGCATGATCGGCTTGTGAAAAACAGCGTCGAACATAGAGCGCAAAAGCGTTGGTTTTCGCACGTTTTAACCTCCAATCATGCTTTGGTAATCGTCCATCATGTCTTTGAGCACAACGAACGCGTCGCACTCAGCAGCCCAAGCGTCGATGCGGTTGCGCGGGTCTTGGTTCTTCTTGTCGGGCGCGATGTTTCCGTTAGCGTCGTTGCGAATCATCACGTTGGAGCGGCACCATTCCGCTATAGGGTTCTGGTTGTCCACAATGCGGTTTTCCTTATAGAGGGCGCGAAGCTCTTTCATCGGCATCGATAGCGTTTGAGCGCCCTGGATAACCTTCTTGAAGTTGTCGGCTCCGAAATAGCCTTCATACGCTTCGACCGTCGGAACGTCCCGCATGTGCCACGGGTCGTAGCCGCATGCAACCGTATAGATGCCGTACTTCTCTTGAATCTCCGTGACCCAATCCAAAACGTCGCGCTTGTCGATGATCGGCGTTGCCGACGTTCTGAGCAATCCACGGGCAATCCAGGCATCGTAAGGCACGCCGTCGCGCCCGCCGCGCCGCCCCTCGGCTTCCGCCTGCTCCAAAGCGCGAAGCGGAATCCAGGCCATGTGCATTTCGTATATGTTTTCATCGCCAGGGCGCATCATCAGCAGGCACGCCGCCGTTAGGTCGGTGGTGTCCGAAGCGTCAACGCCAAGCACCGCATAAGAAAAAGACCCGTCGGACGGGTCGAAAGTTTTCTCATTATGTATCTCAGACCAGGTGAGCCAAGCTTGCGACTGGTTTTCAATCAGGTTGAAATCCTTGACAAGCAGCGTCGGTAAGAACGTCGGGTCATCCTTGGCTTTCGAAACGTTTTCCTTGAGCGACTTATGAGACTTGATAGTTCCATCGCCGGGGTTCGCCTTGATCCAGCACGTTTCGTCTTGCCATTCCTCGCGCTCGTCAAGCTCGAAGATGAAAGCGATGAAGTGTTCGGCCTTCTCGCCGGACGCTTTGCCCTCAAGCCACTTGGAAGCGTATTCGTATTGAGCATCAAAAATGCCGCCGCGAACGAAACCGTTGGTCGTGATTTCCAAAACCAGCGGTTGCCGTCTTGCCGAAATGCCCTGAATAGTCAGGTCATACAAATCGCGGTTTCGCATAGCCGCCAACTCGTCCACGATTGCGCCTGAGATGTCCAGGCCGTCAAGGTGATTCGTGTTGGCGGAGAGCGCCTTAATCGACCCCATGTTGAGGTTGCAGTAAAGGTCGCTCACGCGCTTTCGCACGTGTTTTGCCAAAGCCGGTGAGGTCATCACCATTCGCCAGGCGTTGTTGAAGCCCTTCGCCGCCTGGTCGTGAGCCGTGGCGACGTTGTAGACCTCGGGTGCGCCCTCGTCATCGTTTATGAGCAAGTCAAGTTCGATTGCAGACGCAAGCGCGGTCTTGCCGTTTTTGCGCCCCATAATCCAGAGCACTTCGCGATACTGCCGCAAGCCCTCTGCATCGACGAAACCGAAGATAACGGACAAGATAGCGAGCTGAAAAAGCTCAAGCTTGAACTTACGCCCAAGCTTGCCGCTTGGAAGTCGGCAAAACGTCTCGATGAAGTTAACGTGCTTAGCCGCGAACTCTTCGCGAAAGTGATACGGGTAGAGCGGGTCAACGTTATCCATGTCGCACAACACGCGCTCCGCGACCTGATGCATCTTCTCGCAAGCGGTGATCTCACCGTTGATGATGCCACCGAAGTAGCTTCGTATCGCCAGCTCACAGCGTCCCGCTCCGCTCCACTTTCCTTTAGCCGCCGAAGCGCGTTTCGTTGAGGTAGTCAATGAGGGCATCGCCTGCGGTGCTACCAGACGGCATCATGTCGGTGAGCTGCTTGATGCCGCGAGAAAACGTGGTGAAAAGCTTGTTGTAAGCGGAAAACCCCGGGTGCTCGCGCACGCCGGATTGACCGCCGCCGTTGTCGTACTCCGTGAAGATGCTCTCATGCATCAGCTCGCGCCGCGCTTCGTCAAGCTTCACTTTCAAAAACGCGATGTTCGACATCAACGGGAGCACGGCGCTTCGCTTTTCGTCGGGGATAGCGTCCTTGGTGAGCCGTTGGAGCTTTTTCAGCTCGCTTTGGTAACGGCTCTCGATTGAAGCGGTGCGCTTCTTCGGGGGACTTTCCGTGGCTTTCGGCAAAAGGTCGTTACTTTCGCACACTTTCCGCTTCGGCACAAGACCACCCCCGTTCTGAAATCCGTCACACGCAAAATTCTATCTTCCGGCGTTGGTGCCCTAGGCTGGGTGCCTTGGTTTTCGACCGGGGGGATAGCTTCGGCGCTGTGACCTGCTGTTTTGTTTTCTGTTCTGATTGACTGGCCGTTTGTGCTCAGTCTGTGTTTTCGTTTGTCAGCGAAATCAAGTTGCCGTCCTCGTCAAAAGCGAAGCCTTGCCTTGTGCTGCCTTGCCTTGCCCAGCCATGCACCTTCTTGTGGCAGAGGTCGCAGAGCGAGACGAGGTTGCGCGGGTCGGTCGCTATGTTCGGGTCGGTGATGTTCGCTGGCGTTAGCTCGATGATGTGATGCACCATCGTTGCCGGTGTAGTGATGCCAGCTTTCAAGCAGTGCTGGCAAAGGTAAGCGTCGCGTTGCAAGGCAAGCTCTCTCGCTTGCTCCCAATCGCGCGAGTGGTAGAAGCGATACGAGAAGCCTTTAGCCATCGCGAATCCTTCCAACAAAAAAGGGACGCGAACTTAAGTCCGTGTCCCTTTCGAAAATCCACCGTATCGAAATATAGCGCAAAGCGAAAAGTGATGACAAGTACCAATCTCAAATTTCTTTGAGAGCGGCAAAGCCCACATCGTCGATATAGCGGAATCCGGCGTTGCATAGCTCTCTGCACCATTGGCGCGAGCACTGCATCACGTCGGCTATATCGTCCCACGGCATCGCTTGCAGATAGGCCATGCACAGCGCGTCAGCATAGCGGTTGCCCTTGACCTTAGCCAAGCCGCCGCGATTGTCGCTGCCGTATAGCAGCGCTGTAGCTTCGTCAAGCAATGCTTCACTGTCGCTGATGCGCTGCTTTAGCCTGCCTTCGAAATCAATGCGGCCGTTGATCGCATCCATCGGGTCTGAGCTTCCACCGCCGCCGCCAGCGGTATAGCTCTGCGTCTTGGCTCCCTCGCGAGCCTTAAGGCGGGCTAGCATCTCCCGTGCGTGTTCGATGCTAGCCACCTCGTCGCGGATGCCCTCGAAGTATTCCTTGGCATCCATCGGCACCGCTCCTAGTCGATGCCGGTAGAGCCGAAGCCGTCCGTACCGCGCTCGGTGTCTGTCAGGCTTGCGACCTTAACGAGGTCGCACGGCACGAACGGCACAACAACCATCTGGCACACGCGCGAGCCCTTCGGCAAAAACACCGTGTCGCAGCTCAGGTTGACGAGCGGTGCGCACACCTCGCCACGGTAACCGCTATCGATTACACCGACGCTGTTGCGCAGCGTAACGCCGTAGTGAGCGCCAAGACCAGAGCGCGGGAAGACCAGGCCAACGCAACCGCTCGGAATCTCGCAGGCGAAGCCAAGCCCGCAAACCGCGCTGGCGTTTGGCTCAAGCCGCACGTCATCCGTGATGCAAAGGTCGAACCCCGCATCGCCATCATGCGCATAGCGCGGCAGCTCGGCACCGTCGGTAAGAACAACGTTCATCTTGCGTCCTTGCATTTCATCAGCTCCTTAAAAGGGAATGTCTTCGTCATACACATCGGGATAGGCTGCGGGCTGCGGCGTGGCCTGGTATTGCGGCTGCGCCGCTGCCGCCTGGTAGCCCTGCTGCTGTTGCCGCTGCGCGGTCATCGTCACCACGTTATCGACGATCACTTCAATCTTGCTGCGGCGCTGCCCGTCCTTCTCCCACACGTTTTGGTACAAGCGTCCGGCGATTGCCAAGCGCACGCCTTTTTGCAGCATGCCGTTTCCGTACATCGCTTCGCCGCGCTTGCCGTACATGACGCAATCAACCCAACTCGTCACGTCCTTATAACTGCCGTCGGACTGCCTGCGGCTCTTGCTCACCGCAAGCGAAAAGCTGGTGATAGCAAGGCCGTTGTTGGTGTATCGCACCTCGGCATCTTGCCCAAGGTTTCCGCTCAGCACCACGCTGTTCAGGCTATCGCTCATAGCTACCTCCCATCACGATTGCCAGCGCGAGAAGCGCCAGGATTGCCATTGCCGTTGCAACACACGGGAAGACCCAAGAGAACCAGCCGCCCGTGAAAAGGTTGATGAACAGCTCGGTAAGGCAGAACATCAAGAAAATGAACGCCACGGCTCCGATTACGGCAACGGTGACGAGCAGAACCGCACCGCGTTTCGCCTTGCAGGCTGCTTCATCAAGATCATTGCGCTTCATGATTACCTCCAAGAACTGCAAGCAGCTCGTTTCTCTGTCGTTTGCTCAATCCTCGGATTCGGCGGCTCTGCGCGATTCGAAGCCGCTTCATAAGCTTCTGCGCTCGCGACAGGGCATAGCCCGGAAGCGACCTTATGAGCGATTCGACGGGCATTCGCAGAATTGCTTCGTTGCCATCATCGGCAAGCCTGAAAACGTCATCGACGCTCATTTCACCGCTCGCAAGCTTCGCCCTAACCTCTGCACGCTCACGGCGTGCCTTCAATGCTTTATCGAGGTTTTGGCGGCGCTCTTCTTCCGTCAAAATAGGCACCATTTTTAGAACCTCCTGATTCTTACTTTAGATACGGCGGTTTGCTTTCCTGAAACCGTCGGTTTCTTGGCTTGACCTCGCGTTATCGCCTTGCTTTGCGAATCTGCGAAATCGAGCCGTTTACACTCCGTTTACACACCTGATTTCAGGCTTTCGGCGAATTCCTCAAAGGCTTTGGCCGCTGCCGCATCGCGTCCAGGCATCAGGTGCGCGTATAGCCTTAGCGTGGTCGCTTCGTTGGCGTGCCCAAGCCTTGCGGCAAGCGTCTTGAGGTCAACGCCGTTGGCTAGGCACCACGTGGCGTGCGTATGCCGCAGCGAATGGAACGTGCAGGCTTTAGGCAATCCGCAGCGGTCGCGCGTGCGGCTGAAAGCCTTAGATACCGTCGTAGGCCGCATATAAGAGCCGTCCACGCTCACCAGTGCCGAATCGGGCGTGAAAGACGCTGAAAACGCGTCCTGCTGCTCCATGAAGCCGTATACGCGGCTCCACTCGCGCTCGGTCAACGACACTTGGCGCGGCTTCTTGCTCTTGGTCGTGTTCGAGCGAATAACTCCGCCGCCGGGCGGCTCAAGCGCCGTTCCGCAAACGAGCACGTAGCCCTGCGCCTTGTGCAAGTCCCTACGGCGCACCGCGCACACCTCGCCGACGCGCATACCCGTATGGAGGGCGAACCAAGCGGCAAACGAATAGGCGGCATCGCGCATGGTCTGCTTGCTGCGCTTCGCCGGATAAAGGCGATCGCTTACTGCCGCATCGAGCGTTTGGAAATCCCACTCGTCGATTACTACCGCTTCGTGCCTTTGCTCGTCGGGCTTCGCGACCATCAGCATTGGGTTTGCGTCGCAAACGCCGATGCGAACCCAATAGCTGAAAGCGCCTTGCAAAAAGTGATGGACGCTAACCACCGTGTTTTGCGAAAGCCCTTGCCCTCCATGCTCCTTCGAAACCATCAAGCGGCGCTCGAAGCTGTTCAGCTCGTAGGCCGTCAGGTCGCGGGCGACCTTGCCTTTGAGGTAGCGGCCAACGTATGACCGCGTGAACAACGTCCACCGCTTAACCGTGTTGACCGCTGCGCCCTTGGCTTGACGGTCGGCGATGTACTCGCGTAAAAGGTCGGCTATAAGCGTGCTCTTGATCTGACCGTCGAACGTGAGCTGCGAAGCCCACGCATCGGCCAGCGCCTGCGCTTCCTCGCGCGATGCGGCATCGGGAAAGCTGCGGCGCGGCCTTATCTGCCTGCCCTCCGGCGTGCGCCCAAGGTACGGTTGCGCATACCAAACGCCCTTCGCGTCCTGCTTGACCTCAACGCCCATGACGGTTCAACAATTCTTTGATCTTGTCATCCATGAGACCGGGAAGCTCGGCAAGCTCGCACATGCAATCGTCGCAGAAATCAAACTCGGAGACTTTGCCGAATCGACCTAGGCGAACACGCCAAAACTCCTTGACATTAATGCGGTCGGCTTCTTTGCCGCATCCGTCGCAGCAGCCGGAAACCTTAATCATCGCACTGCTCCTTCTCGGCCGCCTTCTTAGCCTTGCGCATGTTGAACTTCGCCGCGCAGATGAACCAGATGCACACGGCCAGCAGGCAGCAGAAGAAGGTAAGGAAGCCGAAACCAGCGCCGAAAATGAACCCAACGGCGATACTGGCAACAAGCATGGCGAACGGGATGATTGCCAGCACACACCCAATCAGCGTCATGGACGCGCATTCGAACTCTTCCTTGGTCTTAAGCTCTTTCATTTCGTACCTCCAAATTGCGGTTGATGACCTGGATTGCATCGCTCACGCAGTCGAACCAGCAAACCAAATCGTCGTAGCTGACTTTCGAGCTTTCGCGACCGCGCTTTTCGCATGTCGTGATGCGCTTGCTGATGTCCTGTGAGACAACGCAAAGGTTGTCTAAAACTTTTCGGTCATGCTCAATCGTCATCGTCGGTCACCCACTCTTCGTAATGGTTCTCGCGCATGAACTCGTCGAAATCAGATTCAAGGCTCTCGCTTTCGCAGCCTTGCCATCCCCAGAACTCGCTTATGTACGGCTGGCAATCGCGGCATGAGTAACGCTTCCAAAAATCGCCCATCCAAAGGCCGCTTTCCTTGATGATGTACGGCGTGCCCTTTGGAATCGTCTTGCCGCAATACGCGCACACGTGCGCCTTGCGCGTCTTTTTAACGACTTCCGGCGCGTTGTAAAAGCTGCTCCCGCTCATGACCGATCACATCCCAGAGCATCGAGCATGTTTCCGATGCACTCGCGAGCCTTCTTCAAGTCCTCAACGCCGTTCTTCTCCTTCCAGCGCCACAGGTACTTAAACGCGCATCCCTGCATGTAGGCCATATACAGATCGGTGCCGAGCATGGATTCCATTGCTTTCTTGCATTCAATGCCGGTGTAACCTTGGTAATGCGACGGCTTGGTTACCGGGTTGGCGGCTACCGTCGCTTCATCCGCCGCCTGGTTTTCCTCGGGAACGGTCAAATCACCGACACGGTTAACGTAAGAACTCATTTTTTGCGCTCCTTCCTTGCCCGCCACCACATGCGCAGCAACTCAAACAACGGTGGTATTTCGCTTTCTGAAAATCGAAAATCAGCCGCATATGTCGGAATGGATACGACAAGCGGGCGCAAATTCGCTTTCTGGAAAAACATTTGGAGTTCGTCAACGAGTACCGGCATTCCTTTTTCGTAATGCGGTGTATAAGGACGCTCAAACGAAGATCCGTTTAAGCACAAGGGCTTTGGTATGTCATATCCATTGCGCTTTGCTTGGTGGTAGATATGAGAAGCGATTCCAAAATTGCGAGTAGCAATCGGAATCCCCGTTGCCGCTGAAATCTCGATAAGCTTAGTGGTCTTTCCGGTCTGCCTATCTCCGACGATGCAGACAACAGCATCTTCATTCGTCATTGTCTTCATCGTCTTCGTCCATCCACTCAAGAACCCACCGAACAAAAGCTCGCAAAAAAGGCTGAGCGTTGGTGTCATCAGCCCAACCAGCGAAGCCGATAAAACCGTCACGGTTAAACGAAATTGCTTCGCGTCCTTTTTGGCATTCAACATCAACGCGAATAAAGGCCGATTCAATCCCGCAGTCCGTATCCTCGCGAACCTTGATTCTTGGCGCATCGCTTGCACGGTGTGCAATGTGCATTTGATAGAAGCTTTCTTCGTTAAATTTCGAAAGTTCTTCAGCGATTAAAGCTTCAAGCATATAAATGTCGTTCCGTTGCACATCGTCATAGCTAAACCCGAGGTTGTGAAACATCGAACGGCACGCATCGCGTGTGATTGTTACGTCATCCAATAAGCTCATTGCCCTTCACCTCCTTTGGCTCGTCCTTCTTCATTGCCCTGCACTTCCAGCAGGCATCGCGATTGGCAATGAACCAATCAATCGGTCGCTCTTCGCCGCAGCAATGACAACGGCGCTTGCGTACCTTGTTGGCATAACTTGAGTAAGGCATGTTTTCCACCGCCTAATGTTGAAAACTTGTTAGTAACTTAGCTCATTGTTGAAAACGTGTTGAAAACCAGTTGAAAACTGCTTTTGAAACATCGAAAACGGGCTTTGAAATCGCGCGAGAACTTGTGCGCTCAGAAAGAAGAACCAAGAAAGATAACCTTGCTTGTGGCTAAACCTAACAAGCACGTTGCGGGTTTTGGGTTTGGGTTGGGTTTGAGACCCAACCCAAAACCCGCTTCTGTATTGTTATGTATTGTATTGTTAGGCTTTTGCCAGTCTAAAACCGTCGGTTTTGCGTTGGTTTCTCCCTCGGTCATCGTGAAAACGCCTCTTGACCTGCTACTTTGGCGGTTCGGCCTTGTTCTTGCGCGGCCTGCCGCCTTTTGCTCCATTCGCGCGTTGCGAGCCGAAATAAAGGGCGTTTCGCTGCATCCTCTCGCTTTCGATGCGGCCTTTTCCGTCGCGAACCAGCAAGCCGATCTCAAGCAAACAGTCGATGAAATCGCGCGTCTGGTTGATGCTCAACGTCTCGTCGAAAGCGCCACTTGAACGCAAGCCGATTTGCGTTGCCAGAATCAGCCAGTCTTCGTCCGTCTCGACGGGCAAGGCATGGTGCTTAGTCCGCGCCAGAAGCTCGCAGAGCCGCCAGTAAGTGCCATAAGCGGCGTTTCCGTGGCGCATGATAAGGCGCTGGCACTTGATGTCCAGGGAAGCGTTCGCGTCGTGCTGGAACCAGGCCATAGGGTCTTGCGCTCGGTCGTGGACTTCCTTAGCAATCATCGTCATCGTCTTCACCCCCCGTCTTCAATCCGTCGCTCGTCCCTTGCTGGTGCCAGCCGTCCCAAAGGCATTTGCCCACGTCTCGGCAGTTAGTCCAGATGATCGTTCCGCGAAAGCCGCACTTGCTCTTGAGCTTTTGGCCGCATTCGAGCAAATACCGCTCAAACGGGCATTCGCCAGGTGTTGGCATCGGCGGTTCATCGAACAGGTCAAGTGTTAGTTGATCACTCCGCATGCTTAGTGGCGATGTACGACTTGCAGGCCGCTTCGATGGTCTTGGTCACGAACTCTTGAGGTGTCACGCCGTCAAACTCGCTGGACTGCATCATCTGTTGGATGCCAAGCAACGTCGCGCAGATGAAGATAAGCGACATATCACCGTCGAGCGGCTGCGTGCTGCCGGTCTTGGTATCGAGGACGCCAACGCTCACTTTGGACTGGGAAATGAAATCAACGGTTTCGTCGATGAATGCGATCGTTTCTTTACGCTTCATGGTTGTTCTCCTTGTCGTAGATGGATTTGCGAAGTTCGATGTTCAAATCCGGATGCTGCTCAAGCAGCCAACGGCTTAGCAGCGGCGTATCCGTGTTGTTGATGGCGTAGACGTGCTCAAGCCCGTTTCCGTCAAGGAACGGCACGCCCACAAGCTTGCACGTGCCTTCGTAACGCTGCTTTTCAATGAGGTATTTGGTGCTGACTCGCAAACCTCGTTGGTCGATAGCGAGTGCCGTTAGCTCGATTTGCCGCAACGCCTGCGGATTGAGCTTGCACCACGTTTCGAAAAGCTCTTGGCGGTCTTTGAGCTTGAGCGGCACGGGATACACGGCCATTCGCTCTTGATGCACCACGCTTTCGAGCGTTTGCGTGTAATCGTCAACGTCCATGGCGCTTCCTCGCTTCCCGGCTCATGAAGCGCCTGAAAGCCGCTTCCGCGACCTCGCGCGGTGCCGATGCGGGAACAGGCAAGGTGTGGCGCGTGCGCACGTCTCCCGCGCCGCTAGAGCCCGCGCGGCGGGCTTGCTCGATGACCACGCAGGCAACCCAGAAGCCGTTCGCGTCGCGGTCGAGATAGCCCCTCATTTGCACACCTGGCTAACAAGAAGCCACAGAGAGCCGAAGAACAATGGGAAGACAACCCACCAGCAGTTGAGCAGGTCGAACAGCCAGAAAAGAAAAGCAGCTGCGGCCATGGGAAGAACTCCGGACATAGCTAGACCAAAACCGATGTAGTAAACCCACTTGATAACCAACGGTTTTCCTGCTAAAAAGTCATCGTCATTACCGTAGGAAGTTTTGACATTGCCCGTGCCTGGTTGCCGCCAGGTGCGGGCGCTTTCGTTCCGCAAGCCTGCGTCATGGATTCGACGCGCCGGTAAAACCCGCGCTGCGCAGTACTCAGCTTGCGCCGGTTTTGCTTTGTCGAAACCACGATGCAAACCGCTGGTTTGCTCATGGGTTTCATACGGTTCATACATTTGAAACCCCCTCCTTTCTTACTTGTTCATCCAGATTCCAAAGGCAACAGCACTGGCAATGAATGTCCAGATGCCAGCAATGGACATAAGCGTGTCAAGCGTTTCCATTAAGCAACCTCTTCCCATCCCATCAGCTCGTTAGGGCTGATGTGCGCCACTCGACAGATAGACATGATCTTGTCGGCACCGGGGATATAACCCTCGCCGCTCTCGTACTTCACGACGGCATCTTTTGAGATACCGGCGCGGCGTGCGAACTCGTCTTGCGTGATGTCGAGCTTTGCGCGGGCGGCTCGAAGATTGGCCGCAAACGTTTCCTTATCGAAGTTCATACGTTTCACCTCCTCTCATTGAGCAGTGTTCGTTCTCCTTGCTTGTCAAGGAGAACGCCCGTATATTTCGCGGGTTTACACGTGAAATATTAGCTAGCTGCTAATCTGCTTAGCAACTGGTTCCGTAGAATAGACAAGCAAAATAGCTTTGTCAAGCGGAAATAAATAATTTCGTTGTGTATTGGCTATTTTCGTTGTACTATGCACTTACGAAATTAGAGAAGGAGACTAGCAGTGAACATAAGGCTCATGAAGCTCAGAAAAGCCGCTGGTTTTTCGAACAGGGACGAATTCGCCGAGAAAATCGGCGTGAACAAGTACACCTATAGATCATGGGAATCTGGTGCGGCGATGATGAACGCTGAACAAGTTTGGAACTTGGCGCTAGCGCTCGGATGTTCGCCGAACGATATATTGGGCTGGAATGAGGAAACAGGCGATTTCGATGATATGGACGAGTTATCAAGCGACGAACAAGAAATCGTCGATAACTACCGCGAAAGTTCGCCAGAGTGGCAGCAGAACATTTCGATGACCGCCAGGGCGGCGGCTTCGGAATCGAAAAGGAAATAAAAAAGCCCTGCGCAACCGTCCAAAGTCTCGCAGGGCAATACCAAAAGGCAAGGTGATTTTATCATGCCAAAAGGCACACGTGCCGCGATTTACGCGCGGTTTAGTTCGCATAACCAACGAAGCGAAAGCATTGACATCCAGGTAGAGAAATCGCGCGAATACTGCGCAGACAATGGCCTTGACGTTGTGCGCGTCTATAGCGATTATGCGCAAACAGGCCGCGACGTTAAGCGCCTGGAATTTCAGCGCATGATGGAAGATGCAAAACTTGGCATCTTTGATTACGTCGTGATTTACAAAGTTACGCGCATCATGCGCAATCGCGACGAAATGGCGCTCGCGCGTATACGCTTGCGCAAAGCTGGCGTTGAAATCCTTTACGCCGGTGAAAGCCTGGGCGAAGGCTCAACACGCGTTTTGAATCTTGGAATGCTGGAAGTGCTGGCAGAATGGGAAAGCGCCATCGACAGCGAGCGCATACGCGACGGCATCCAGAAGAACGCGGCTCGCGGCATGGCGAACGGTCGTACTCACTACGGTTGGGACATCGTAGACGGCTATTATCAGATCAACGAACGTGAAGCCGCCGTGATGCGGCGCATGAAAAACATGCTCTGCTCAGGCTCCACCGTTGCCGAAATTACGCGAGCAGTAGCAGGGGAACGCGGCAAGCGCGGTAAGCCATTGACGCATGCCACAATTACAAAGCTGCTTAAGCGTGAGCAGAATTGCGGCGTATACGATTACGCAGGCGTGCGCATCGAAGACGGTATGCCTGCGCTCTGGTCGCGCGAAGAGCAAGACATGATCAACAGCATCCTCAAGACAAACGGCAGAAAGCACAGCAAGACCGCCACAACGGACGATTATCCGCTGAGCGGCAAGCTATGGTGTCCAGAGTGCGGCCAGTTTTACACAGGCACAAGCGGCACATCTAAGACAGGCCGCGTATATCACTATTACCGCTGCAAGAAATGCCGCCGAACGCTTCGGCGCGACGTGATAGAAGATGCCGTGCTTGATGCCATATATGAGACGGTCAAGCAGGAAGACATGCGCAAACGCATCATCGAAGGCATGGTGCTATACAACGACGAAAAAGAAGATGAAATCGAGCCTGCAAGTAAGCAGATAGAGCGCGAGATAAAGCGCATTGACGCTGCGTTTGAGCGCATTTGGCAGGCTATCGAAGACGGCATAGCGCCCCCAGGTGGTAAAGAGCGCGTGGACATGCTCAGAGAGCAGAAAGCGGCCTTAGAAACAGACCTGCGCGAAGCTCAGGCGAGGGAAGGCGCGGCGCTGACCGAAGAAGCGCTAACGTCATGGCTAGATCACCTAGCCGAAGAGCCGGACACCGAGCAGATAATCGAAACGTTTATAAGGATGATTGAAGTTGACGGGGAACAGCTGAATCTTTATTTCGCCTTCGATTTTTGGGATGACGATTTCATGCCACAAAAAAAGACGAACCCCGAAAAGGGTTCGTCTAATAATCCAATGGTGGAGGCGCGGAGAATCGAACTCCGGTCCACGAAAGCCCCCTGATTGGCATCTCCAAGCTCAGTCGCTGGTTTAGTCTCGGACGCTTTGCGCGCAGCGACACGCTCGCAGCATCCCAACCGGTTCGATCTTAGCCTGCGCCATACCGATTACGTGCGCAGGAGCATTCCCCTAACATGACGTCGCACCGGTGTCGGGGAAATCACCGGGTTGACGCGCCGCTATAAATTAAGCAGCGAGAGCCATAGGCTCAAAAGAAGAGTTGTTGTCAATTCAATTTGACGGTACCCCTGTTTAACGAGGCGAGGAGACCTCGGCTTGCTTCCTCTCTCAGAGCTATCGTGTCGAAACCAGTCGCCCCCGAATGTTGGGAAAGTCTGGATGGTATCGGGCCTGCAAACACCCGATAACCGTCGACTTTTCAAGGAACATACGGGGCGAGCCCCGCTTGTGGAGTGTTATCTTACCACGTTCTGAAAGCGGACAGCTGTTCTATGCACGAGCTGTGAAGACCCCAATGTGCGCCGCACTTCGCACTTTTGTTACCGATCGCGTCACGTATATTTTCGCCAAGCAAAATTGACCCGTCGAAAGGACCGTTATGGATACCAAGCAGCAACTCGTCAATGCCCTCGCAGGCCTGGGCTCAACCATTACCGAAGCTATGGATGTCATCGAGGGCTTTGTCCCCTGCGGACATCCCGCCCTCACGGTATCGAACGCACTCGTCGCGCTGGACGTTGACGATGATGCAGCTCTCACTCAGCAGCTTGAGACCGTCGAGGGCTTTATCGACCACGTGAGTGAGAACCGCGGCGTGGCCGCCTACCACGGTATCGAGGTCGAGCTCGCGGGTCCCAAGGCCGATCTGTTCGCAGCAATCCGCGAGGTAGGCGCCCTTATGCAGACCGCAGGCGTCAAGAACACCCAGGTCAACGAGTGGGTCTACCGCAGTCTGGCAGCACTCGACAGCTCCAACGAAAAGGCAGCCGAGCAGCTCGCAGAAAGTCCCACCATCAAGGCCGAGCTTTTGTAA